GTCCGAGCGTCGGGCGGGTGACGATGCCGCCATGTTGGAGCTCGAGGAGGTCACCGCCCCCTCCTCCGCCTCCGCTGGTAGATGGCGGACGGAAGCGGATGGAGCCGGTCATCTTGGTCGCACCCGTAAGGGTGTTGCGCCAGATGGCCTGCCCGTCCGCAGTAGCCCCGACGTACTGCCACTCCGCGCCGGGTGCCCCTTCGATCACAGCAGAGCCGCCCTGCAATCCAGCCGCGGCCCGAGTGGCGCCGACCCCGGTGATGCCCGCGATGCCGGGACCGATGATCGGCAGTTGGCGGATCGCCTCCAGTAACTCGCCGAGCTTCTGCCGGAATGGCTGAAGGACGTTGCGTTCCAGCCAGTCACCGACCCGTGATCCGAGTTCGCCGAGCCCCGCAAGGATGCCCCCGGCGATGGCTGCACCGACATTGAACACGGCGCGAGACAGGGCAGGTAATGCCTGCGTCCCGAACCAGATGACCACCGCACCGAGCCACTCGTGGAGTTTGGGGGTGAGGGTAGTTAGCGCGCCCACGAAGTCCGGGATGAGCGAGCCGATCACCCACTGCGTCACCGACCCCGACAGCTCTCCTAGCCTCGCCGACCAGACCGGGATGAGGTCGGTGATCCACTGACTTAGGCGTGGCGCATTCGTCTCGAGGAACCCGACCGCGCTGTTGAACATCTCTCCGAGCGCGGCCTGCCACTGCGGCCAGGCTGTAGATACCCACGAACGCACATTGGCGAGGATCTCGCCGATCTTGCTGACCAGGTCCTCGGCGAGCGTGCGGAGCGCGCCGAACAGGTCGCCCTCTTTCACCTGGCCGACGAAGGCGCGGATGCGCTCGATCACCGCCTTGATGATCCCGAGCGGGGCGCGCAGGGCTTCGCCGAATGCCTTGACCACGCCCGCGCCCTGGCGGAAGGCACTGAGCAGGCTGCGGAACAGCGGGAGCAGGAACTGACCGATGGCGAGCTTGATGGCGTCGAACTGCAGGTCCATGAACCGCATCTGCCGCCCGAACGACTCCAGCGCGTCCACACCTTCTCCGTCGAGGACCAGTCCCCATTCGCGTGCGTCGCGGATCAACTGTTGTAGTTCCTGATCGCCGATGGTCATGAAGTCGAGGAGCTGGCGACCGGAGCGGCCCATCAGGTCCATCGCCGCGCCAGAGCGGGCCAGGCCCGGCGGGAGTTCGCGTAGGCGGGCTCGTATGTTCTCGAAGACCTCCGAGAGCGGGAGCATTGCGCCGCTGGCATCCCTGACCGCCACGGCCCACTTGGTGAAGTCGTCCTTCCCTTCCTCCATGAGTGGGATTTGCTCGATCAGCTTGCGGTTCAGGAAACCCATCGACTGCGAGACTTCTTCGGCGCTCGATCCCACGGTGCGCGCAGCGATGTTGAAGATCGAGGCCTGCTCGGCGGTGAGGCCGAGGTTGTCACGCAACAGGTCGATCTCATCACCGACGCGCTGCATCGAGGTGACCACATCGCGGAGAGCGAGGGCGGAGCCGAGGGTGGCCGCAGCGGCGATGGCGGCGCGCTTGAGGCCGTCGAGGCTCTGATTCAACTGGCCGAAGGCCTGCCGAGTCGTGTCCTGGGCCGTTATCTTGATGGCTAGGCGCATCTCATCGGTGAGTGCCATCTATACGTTGCCCTTCTTGGGCTGGAAGCGATGTGAATGCCGCTGTTCCAGCGCCATGAACGTCTTCGCCTCCTCGACCTCCGCGACGGTCATCTCGTCGTAGTGCCTCCCTAGTTCTCGCCAGAACAGACGCCGATAGAAGAAGCGCGCGTACTCAGGCGGCGGGTGCGGGATCTCTGGTATCTCCAGCAGCCACGCCTCCGCCCACGCCACCGTCTCCGGCGGTGGCCACGGAGCCACCACGAAAGGAGCGCAGGGTCTCGCTGATGGTCGAGAACTGCTCGACGCTGAGTCCCTTGAGGTCGTCGGTGGCCGGATCGTTCATCGGTGCTCCGGTCTGCTCATCGAGCAGATGCCACGCCGCGACGAACTGCCTAACGAGAGCCTCGGTGTCGTCGGCGGCGATCAGAGCCCGCCATTCGTCGAGCACTCGCTGGGCCACGCGCCGGGGGTTATGGACCTCGATCCATTGCCCGGCGAATTCGGGATCGTGCTGGGCCAGGTCGATGTGGATCGTCTTCACGGCGTTGCCTCGAACACGGGGCCGTGGGGGTCGCGCTCGTTGCCGAACAGGTCGGCCAAGGTCCGAGCCTTCTCCAAGACGGCGTAACCCTCCAGGGTGTCGTCGATGCTGATGGGCGGGCGATGCTGCGGGTTGCCCCCCAGCGCCCCGCACACCCACAGGCCCCGGATGAAGACCTGCCAGTACATCACGCCAGATACCGTGCGCTGACGGCGAAGGTGAAGGTCCCGGCGCTGGATGAAGCATCAGACTGGATACGCCAGATCGGCGGGACCGCGCGGCTGACCTCAGTGTTGGCCGTCTCGGCGATGCCGGGGTAGAGATACAGGCTGCGCTGGCCGGTCGCCGTGGTCGCGGCGAAGGCCGCGCCGGTCGAATCGACCCAGACATCCCCCAGCTCGTTGTACTCCTGGATGCGGATGGTGAGCGCGCCGGTGCCGCTGGTCCCCGCCGCGGTGATGTCCGAGTACAGCACGACGCCGCGGGCACCGACGTAGTTGCTCTGTGAGGAGCCGGCCGTGCTCGATGTGGTGTTGGCGAGTGCGGCACTGGCGCGTAGCGTGATGCTGCCGAAGGCGTACGAGGGCTCGGCATAGGTCGTGCTCGGGTACTCGCTCATGACCCTGCCGGGTGGAACTGGCATCTTACTTTCCTCCTACATCTCGCAGCTTGACTGCACTGTGAGCGCGATGCGCCCCGGCCCCGTGTCGGTGGCTGAGTAGAGACCGCGCCACGACACATCCCAGCGCGCGTAGTTGCCGCCGCGGTCGAGCGAAACGTCCTCGATGCGCCAGTCGGTGATGGTCCAGGCCAGCGTGTTGGTCGAGTCGGACATCGTGACCCCGAGCGCGCCGGTGGTGTTGGCGAGGAAGCGGTCGAGCTCGGTGGAGGCGTCGCCGTAGACGGTGAGCGTGCCGGTGTGCTCAAGCGGCCCGATGGTGCGGGCGTTGGGGTTCTGGGTGTTGGACCCGCCGTAGATGAGGTCCACGTTCCGCGTGAGGCGGCTGGTGAACTCGAGGATGCGGGTGTTGGTCGTCCCGGCGTAGTCCATGACCGCCTGCCAGCCGCGGAAAGGGGCCTCGGTGGTGTAGGCATCCGAGGACTCCGCGACGCCGGTCGAGCCCCAGCCCACATACGTCGGCCGGACGACGAGCGCGCCGTTGGCGCGGGTGAAGCTCAGCTCCACGCTCTCGAGCTGCGCGCCGCGGATCATCCGCTCCGACGACCCGGAGCCGAGCCCATAGAAGTCGTAGAGCGTGTACGAGGCCGGGGTGTCGGTCGAGCCGAAGGTGTGCGAGAACGGCGCGCTCGTGCCGCCGACCGTCTCGCCGCCGAAGATGCCGCGCAGGAACACGCCACAGTTGTCCGGGTAGAAGTAGTGCTCGCTCCCGAACCGCGTACGGCGGGTGCCGGTGTACATCGCAAAGTCCATCGAGGCGGTGCCCCGGATGCCCTTGTCCACGACGTACTCGAGCTCGTCCTTCCAGCCGGGGGTGTACGAGAGCACTGGGATGAACCGGGTTCCGAGCGAGCCCGTCGTCCCGTAGGTGGCCTCACGCGAGAGGCCGAAGTGGCTGCGCCATAGAGCTACAGACATCGCTTACTCCTTTGCCGGAGCAGGGATGCCCGGCTTCTTGTCTTTGACTTCCTCGAACGCGCTGTTGTTGAGCGGGACGGGCGACTCGAAGACCTCGCCTGGATCGACGTGGACCCCGGCCTTCCTTACCCACAGCCGCTGGTCGCCGGTGTTGCAGTACTTCATCCGGTCGTCCCGAACGCGACACCGGTCTCGACGGTCTCGACCGCGACGGTGAACTGCACCCCCACGTAGGGCTGCTCCGAGCCCTGGTAGGAGTAGGGGCCGTACTCGTACGACACGACATCGGCCGAGAGCACGTCGGCGGCGTTGTTGAGCGTCTTGTAACTGTCCAGACGCTCGATGAAGTCGGTGATGAGCGGGCGCGCCCGTCGCTCGGCGTCCCTCAGATCGGCTTGGAGGGCGATGAGCGCCACGGCCTTGATGCGGTGGGTGGCCTCCCGCACGCCCTGCCCGAGGCGCGGCGCGACGACCTCGCCCGAGTCGATGATGTTGACGAAGGCTGGCAGCGGCGCGGGGACGGTGGGCGCGTACTCGTGGGCCGAGGCGATGCCCGGTGTGCCGCGCTCCACGAGCGCGAGCTGGCGCACGATCTCTCCCAGGTCGGCCACTAAGCGGCCCGCCGCTGCATCTGGGCCAGGCCCCGCAGCGCCTTGTGGACCGACTCGCGGAAGTTGCGCAGCACGCGGTCCTTGCTTCGCTCGATGGTGTTGGCGGCGTAGAGCTTCGGCGCGGTGCCGCGCTGCTTGATGAGACGGACGATGCGCAGCGCCTCCTCTTCCTCGGCCGTGACGACGCTGGCGAAGCGACGCGCACGGCGGTCGATCGATCGAGCCCGCTGGCGGGAGGCGATGTCGAAGATGCCGCGCACGATCCCGCGCCGGCGCACCCAGCGCTCGATGAGCCCGCGCGGGACCGCCTCGCCGACGCGCCGGCCGCGCTCGATCGAGAGAGCCGTGGGAGCGAGCGAACCGACCACGGCAGTGAGGCCCGAGAGGCGATAGCGGATGGACTGCGCGAAGCGGCCCGAGCGCCCGCCCTCGGCGAACTGCCCGACCTCGCCCAGCATCACTTGGCGCATCTGGATGGCCGAGACTCGGACGGCGTGGCGCATGACGACATCGAACTGGCGCGGGGCGAGGCCGGAGGCCCGCCTCAATCCCTCCAAGCCTTGAACCTGCATGTCGAGCCTCACCGGTCGCGCCCCCAGTGCTCATCAACGATCTTCAGCGTCTTGGGGTCATAGGTGAAGACCGGATGCCACTGATGGGGCGCATGGAAGTAGCGGCGGCGGCTGATGCGCCGACCGCGTACACGCTCGGTGGTGCGGCCCGCTGGCGGTCCGCTCAGGATCTCTTCGTAAGGTGCCTTGATCTTCTGATATCCGAGTAGGACTCGGGCCATATCAAAGAAGCCGCTCACCGCATCACCGCCTTCTTGTAGTGCTCGAGAATCTCGCGCGACGACGGTGAGAGGTGGCGCTCGATGAACGCCGTGCCGATCTCGCTCTGCCCGATGACGTTGGAGAAGCCCGCCTCGCGGCTGCGCCACATCCGCACCGCGACCTCTGCTGCAACCACCCGTAGCTCCTGCGGAAAGTTGGTGGAGTCCACCGTGGTCGTGTTCCAGCCAGCACGCGCGGTCAGCCGCACCGTGCCGTTACCGGGCTGGAACCATCTGAAGGGCTGAGAGGAATTGCTGTAGGTACCGGTCTCGTCCTCAGCCAGTTCGATGGACCAGCCCGGCCAGCCGTACGGCCGCTGCAGTGTACCCGCCACCGGCCGAAGGAACCAGTCGCCGGTAGAGATGGTCGTGTAGGTGCCGCTCGTCGCCTCCACGGTATCGGCCGCGACCTCGACCGTCGTGAGCACGGCGATGTCGAAGGGCGGGTAATAGATGCGCCACACGCGCTCGGGGCCATCCAGGGTGAAGGTCTCATCAGCTGTGGACGTGTAGAAGATGCGCCCGCAGTAGCGGTCCATCAGCCGAGAGCCTGCGGTGCAGAACCGCGCGAGCGCGGGCACCTCGGCCGTCGAGAGCTGCGTGACGTACTCCAAGCGAATCTCGTCCGGTGTCACGTAGTCCAAGGCAGGCATCTAGGCAACCGCCCTGCGACGCCGTTGGGCTGTGGCGTGTGATGTCATGGATCGGAGACCACTACGCCGGTGCTCGACTGCCCACGAACCGTCAAGATGCCCGTCGCGCCGGTGCTCTGCCCCGAAGCCGTCGAGCCGAGCGTGAGCACGGCGGCGGTCGTGGACGTGACGCTGTAGACAGTCGTGGTCTGCCCCGTGACGACGGAGGCCAGTTCGACGGTCGCGGCGTACCGGTTGGAGACATCGAGGGTGTCGCCGCCGTTCCAGTTCCGGACGAGGTACACGGTCCAGCGCGGCGAGAAGCCGCGGTCGTAGAGCACCGTCACGCGGTCGGTGGCGATGGCGGGCATCAGCGCACCTCGTACCCGCCAACCACCGCCGCCTCGTAAGTCGGCGCGGTCGCGCAGGTGCAGGAGCCGACGAACGTGACGCGGTAGCCGCAGGCCGGGCATTCGCGGTGATGCGCGCAGCCGGTCATCTTGGCGGGCGGGGGGCAGAGGCCTTCCTCGCCCTCGTAGCGGCCCCAGCCAGCGTGATCGCACTTCTCGGCGATGATCACGGACGGCCTCCGGGGATGAGCTCGAAGCGCTCAGACACCGATGGGACCGGCCCGGCCATATCCGACCGTTCGGCGTTCCGGCCTGCTGCCTCGGGGGCAGAGAGGGGTGCCCCCGAGGCGGTCGGCGCAGGGTCGAGCGCGAAGATGTCGGCGGCGAAGGTCGGTAGGACGTACTTGCGCAGCCAGAACAGGCAGTCGTCTACCGCGCCGTCGAGCTGGTGCTTGATGATGGCCATCTTCTGCATCTGCTCGTTCCAGGGGCCCTGGGCCCCGATGAGCTTCTGCTTGTGGTCAAGCATGAAGGCCAGCACCTGGGCCAGCGGCGCCTCGGGGTACTCCTCGACGTACTTGCCGATGCGGTCGATGGCGGCGATCTCGCCGGTCGAGCCGATCAGGTTGGCCTCGAGCGCCTTGATGTTCCCGACGAGACCGCCGATCCGACCCTGTATCTCGGTGATGCGCGAGCGGATCTTCATCCGCATCTCGCTGCCATCGCCCTCGTAGCCGTAGAAGCCAGGGGACTTCAGCAGGTCGGAGGCGGGCGGGACGTAAACGTAGACCCCGAGGCCGACGCCGACGCCCATCCAGAACTCGCACGACGGCCGCTGCTCGGCGTACTCCGAGGGCTGGCCCCATATGCCACCCTGGGCCATGTCCACGCCCCACACGCCGATGTACTCGTAGTCGCTCTTGCCGGTGGCCTTCTCCCACAGGGCCAGCGCCAGCATGTAGGAGATCGTGTTGGTGAGGTACTTGGCCCCATTCCCGAGTCTGGCGAAGTGGGCGACGATGTCCCGAATCGGGTAGTCCACGCCCATCGGGATGTCCTCGAACTTGCGGATCATGTAGATCGGGAAGGCCCGCTGCTTGCGCAGCCACTCGATGTGGTTCTTGTCGCGGGTCGAAATGTCCACCTCCTGGCGGAGATGGATCTCGAACCAGCGGTCGGCGCGCGCGACGCCGGGCAGGGTGTAGGCCTCATTCAGCGTCCACACGTCCCACTGGTCATCAGCGAACGGGGCCTCGGCGTACGAGGACGGCGCGAAGCCGACGATGGCGAGCTTCTTGCGGCCACGGGCCCGCGTGCGGGCCTCGGCCTCGGCCCCCGTCTCGCTGTCCGGCGGGATGGGGAAGGCCGACTGGAACTGCGGGATCGGGGGGCCGTCGCTTCCGTCGCTCTTCATGCTTCCTCTCTTTCCGTTCACGCGAGGGGGCCGGGGATTGGGGCCCCGGCCCCCTGGGGGCAGGCAGGAAGGCTTAGGTGCTCGGCGATACCAGTCGCAGGACGCCGCCGGTGATCCCACGAGCCGATGCGGTCGTGGCCGGGACGGTGTCCGCCTCGGTGCTCGCGTTGCTCATGCGCGGGTGGTAACGGAAGGCGAAGACGACATGCCCGACCGCGCACGAAGAGGCGGTCGAGATGTTGCCCACGAGGAACGTGTTGTCGGAGGGCATCCGCGGGCGGTAGATGTCCACGATGAAGGACTCGCTGGTGGCGCTCGACCCGGCCGCGATGGTCGAGGTCGAGGAGGCCAGAAGCGTCCCGGTCGCGCCGACCGCGGTGGCCTGGTTGACCGAGAAGGACACCCCTCCGCCAGTTCCGCCATGGGTAACGTGGGCCAGGAACAGGCAGCCGGTGTAGTTCGCCATGCTGACGCCGGTCGAGGTCAGGCCGTCCACGGCGGACGATCCGCCGGCCGATCCGGCGACGCCGAGGTTGGTCAGGACGCGGTTTGGAAGGAAGTACTGGGTGAGCTGAGGCACGTCTTTACTTTCCTTTCACTCTCTTATGTGGAGAGCCGGGAGCGTGCGAAGGCTTCCTCCAGGACCGGGGCTCCATCGACCTGGAAGAGCCCGATGTAGGTGTCCTGGTTGGTCACGGCGTTGATCTGGTCGTAGTTCTGGATGCCGAGGCCCGGACCGTCGGCGATCCAGTAGCCGGCGCGGAAGTCGCCGACGATGGCGTTGTAGCCGGTCGAAGCGGTGCCGGTGCCGGTGGTCGAGGCCGTGGTGTTCGGGGCGAACTCGGACTCGATGTACGGCCGGTCGAGGATCGTGGGCGGCGCACCGGGAACCACGCCCTGGGCCGAGCCGAAGCCCGCAGGCAGCCAGATGTAGTTGCGGTTGGCGTCCTGCAGGATGCGCGCGTCGCGCAGCTTGCCGCGGTTGAGGACCCAGGTCGCGTTGCGGCGGTACTGCGGCTTGAGCGTGTAGAAGGTACGGATCAGGTTGTCCGCGGTCACGCTGCCCGAGGACGATCCGGTCGCGTTGTCGCGCGTGGTGGAGATGCCGTTGACATCGGCGATGAAGCAGCCCAGCGGGCGGCCAGCGCCGCTACCCTCCATGAACGCGGTCTCCTCGGTCTCGCCAATGGCGCGGGCGAACTCGCTCTGGACGAGTCCGTCGATGTCGATGCTCGAGCTGAGCTTGAGCAGCTTGGACACGAGGATGCGGACGGTCAGGGCGTTCGGCGTGAGCCGACGCTTGCCGAAGTCGAGGGTCGCGTCGGCCGTGGCGACGGTGAGCTCGGTGCCCCACGTCGCGTCGGCCAGCTTGCTGTCGAGGACCGGGATGCCGATGGAGGCGGAGCGGTCCACGCTGAAGGTGCGCGAGATGCGGCGCACGGCGACCTCGTCATCGACCGCACGGATGAGTTCGGCGATGAACTGCTCGGAGGCTTGGGTGAAGCCGCCCTCGGCATCGACGTTCTGGCTGAGGGCGCGCTGCTCGTCGCCGGTGGCGGCGAGCCACTTGCGGAAGGCCTTGTCGTACTCCTCGGTGCCGCGCCGCGTCTTGGGCGCGACGCTCGTGTCGGGGATGTTCTTGATGGGATCGCGGGGGCCGGACTCGCGCAGGCGAGCCTCGCGCTCGGCGAGCTCGCGCTTGCGCTCGCGGCTGGTCGCCAGGGCCTGCATCTGCTCCTCGATCTTGACCAGGTCGTCGTGGAGCGCGTCGTAGTTCGGCTTCTCCTCGGCGGACAGGTCGGCCGTGGGGCGCTTGCCCTCGCGGTACTCCTGCTCCGCGGCGTCGAGGATCCCGAACAGCCGACGGCCGAGCTCGGCCTGCTTTTCGATGAGCTCTCGCTCGTTCATGCTGCTTGTTCCTTTCGTCGGTACTTGGAGAGATCGCGTTCGAGCTCCAACCGACGACGCAGCAGAGCGACGGGCGCGCCTGCGCCGTCGCGGCGGTCGGCCGACGCGCGTCCCGCCTGGGACGGCGCGCCGGGGAGGTGGCGGGTGATGAGGGAGCGGAAGGACACGTACTCGGGGCCGGACAGGCGCAGCGGGTCGATGCCCATGTGCGCCAGCAGCCCGTTGGCCTGTACGTCGGTCTGGGGATAGGCCGGGAAGGTCACGACCGACACATCGAAGAGGCGGCCGATCTTGTCGATGACGCGGATAGGCTTGCCGTCGCGCTTCTCGTCATGCTCGTCGGCGACGTTGAAGCCGAACGACATCTTGCGCAGCTTCCCCTCGCGCACCGGCTGGACGACGAGATCGCGGATCGTCTGGGTGTCCATCGGGGTCATCTGGGCGAAGAGGCCCGTCCCGTCCACCGACAGGCGTAGCGAGCGGTCGGTGGTGGAGGCGATGACGATGTTGGGGTCGTGGTTCAGGAGGGCGTATACCTCGTGGCTGCCGTCCATCGCCGCCCGCACGGCCTCGTCGAACGCTCCGGGCGCGATGCGCTCCTGCCAAGGGCCGAAGAAGCCGCCCATCTCCTCGGAGAGCTGGTCGGTGACGGCGGCGTGGCCCGAGATGACCGTCCCGTCGGAGCGCAACTCCATGGCGAACGTGCGCCGCTCGTAGGGCTGGCGGGCCGAGGACTCGTTCGCGTAGAGCGCCTGAAGCTGGTCATTGGCCTCGGCCTCGGAGGCGTGGCAGCCCTCGACAGAGCCGTCGGAGTCCTTGATGACCGCGTACGGCTTATCGTCCGGGCACTCTGCGCTCTTAGCTACGTGCCAGGGCATCCGCTGGCGACGCTAGGGCGGGCGCTCGTTGTCCGGGCCGCGGACGGACGCCCCTAGGCCGCGTCCACGTGTGACGTTTTGCGTACGAGACCCACGGCCGCGTAGGCGGCCTGCGCGAGCAGATCTCCGGCGCGCCCGCATTCCTCGGCCCCGATGCGCTCGGCGGTGCGGTCGAGGAGCGCGCTCGCCTTGGCCGCGGCTTGGCCCGCGACGACCGCGGCGCGCAGCTCGGCGCTGTTGGCCCGCACCAGCCGATCAGCCATGCTCTCGGTGCATTCGCGCGTCGTCTCGGCCAGCACCGGCACCTCACGCCCGGTCGCGTGCGCGACTTCGACCCGCACGGTCTCGGCCATGGAGCGGATGGTGGCCAGCGCACGGCGGGCGGCGAAGGTGCGCAGCTCGTCGTAGAGGCCGTCCAGCCAGTCGGCCAGCGCCTCCGGCCCGTCGTCGCGGCGCAGGCGCTTGGCAAGCCCGTCGCCCACGTCGCGCCGCTCACGCTCCAGCACAGCCTCGGCGACCTCAACGAAGGCGGGGACGTGCGCGGCGATGCGGCGCCGTATGTCGTCATCCTGCGGCACGTTCTCGCCAGGAGCCACCGGGGCCGGTGCGGGCTCGGTCTGCTTGTCCACCACCTCGTCCAAGCGGTCGAGCGGCGTCACGTTCTGCGGGATCGCGTAGACCTCGCGCGGCGGGGCGGGCAGGTTCTCGAGGCGCGCGATGATGGCATTGGAGATGACGCCCATGTCGAAGAGCGCCTTGTACTCCTCGATGCGGCTCTTGGGATCGCCGCGCAGGAAGCCGTCGCGGTCGAACTCGCAGTAGATCGGCCCCTGCGCCGGCGCGCCGAGGAGCTTGGCGTTGATCGACTGCTCGGCGTTGACGAACCAGGGATCGAGGGTGAACTTGATGAAGCCCTGGCTCATCTCCTTGATGCCGGTGCCCCATGAGGAGGCCTTCTCGGTGTCGCCGATCATGTGCGGCGGGATGCGGAACAGACCGGCGATCTCGCCGCGCTGGTACTTGCGGGCCTCGACGTACTGCGCGTCCTTGGGCGGGATGCCGACCGAGGCTGGCTTGAGGCCGCCATGGAGGATGGCGAACTTATGCGCGTTGATGATCTGCTGGTGCTCCTCCTCCCACTGGGTCTTCATCTCCTTGTACTTGGCCGGCGCGAGGTATTGATCGGTGGTAAGGACGAAGCCGGGGGTGGCGTCGTTGGAGAAGAAGCGCGCCCCGAAATCCTCGTAGGCCGCGGCGAGGCCCATCCCATCACGCACCGTGGCGATCACCGAGCGCCCCACCAGGCCGTCAAACGAGAGGCCGACGATGTGCAGCACGTCACGCGCGGGGAGGTGAATGATCTCGGCGTCCGAGCGCTCTTGGGAGGCCGGGTCGGTCTTGCGACGGATCTCGTACCAGATCCCGTCCGCCCGTCGGTACGCCCGGACCCGGTCCGGCAGGAGCGGCCAGAGCCCGATAGTCTCACCCAGGAAGTTGCGCTGTATCTCGCCGTAAGCATTGCCCCAGAGCGCGAGGTGCTCCATCCACGCCAGGCGCAGCGTGTAGCTGGTCATCTCGGGGTTGGGCCGCTCGTGGAGCACGCGGTAGAGGGGGTGGGAGCGCAGCTCCTCGCGCGATCCGTCGGGCATCCGACGGTACACCTTGAGCGGCACCTGGGCGAAGCCCTCGGAGAGGATCTTGACGCAGGTGAACACGGTCATCAGGCGCAGCGCGGTCTTCTCGCTCACCCGCAGCCCCGAGGTGGTGCCGGGTGCGCCGAGGGCGGCGCGGACCACGTCGGAGGCGGTCAGCGCGCGCTGCTCGACGAGCCTGCGGATGAGCGACATCAGCGTAGCGCCAGCCACAGCCCGGCGGCCACCAGCGCGGCACCAAGCAGGATGGGGACGAGCGGCCAGTAGATCTGCACCAGGCCAAAGCTCAGGAGAGCCGCACCAGCGACCACCATCGCGTCCTCGCCGCCCACGCGCTCCCTAGGCCACATAGATCCCGACCCCGTGTTCCTCGCGCAGCGCCGCGCGGCCGACGGCCATGATGAGCGCGACCGCGCCGTCGATCTTGTCCGAGGACTTCTCCTTGTCCGGCTTCACGTTCGCGGCGGCGTCCTGGACGATGGCGAGGTTGTCGATGTTCCAGCGCAGCACGGCGTTGCCGCCGTGGCGGATCCGGCGGTCCAGCACCGCGCGGATGAGCGCCTTGGTCGGCTCGCTCATGCTGGCGAAGCCCTGGCGCATCTCGACCATGGATAGACCCTCGTCGGTCAGCTCCTGCGCGAGCTGGTAGGCCGCCCACTTGTCGTAGGCGACCTCAACGATGTTGTGCTCGGAGGCCAGCCGCACGATCTCTTGGCGGATGAAGTCGAAGCGCGTGGCCCCGCCGGGCGTCGGGGTGATGAGCCCGCGCCGCACGTACTCGGCGTAGCGCGCATCCTTGGCGATGGTGGCCTCCGGCGCCCAGAAGCGGACCAGCACGTCATAGCTGCCATCGTCGGCCGGGAAGGCCAGCGCGAAGGCGGTGAGGTCGCGGACCTGCGCCACGTCGAGCCCGCCGTAGGCTGGGCGGCCGCGGAGCGCGGCCTCGTCCACCATCCCGCCGCAGGCATCCCAATCCTCTAGGCGGATCGGCTTCATCGCTGGCTGCTGCCAGACGTTGAAGTGGTAGCGCATGACGTTGCTCATCACGAGGGGATTGCGCTTGGCCTCGGCGATCTTGGCCCGGATGTCGGACTCCATGACCGAGACGCCGAGGTTGGGGTTGGCCTTGCGCCAGACGGCGGGGTCCTCGATGTCGTCGCCCTCCTCGGCCGTGTAGACGGCCGCCAGCAGGTCCGGCTCGGCCATGCGGTCGTTGCAGACCGCCAAGGCCGAGTCCCAGACCTTCCAGCAGATCGACTCCCGGTCGTCGCCGGCCGTGGAGATGGCGAACATCAGCGCGTCGGGGAGGGTGACTTGGGAGGTCGAGAGCACGTCCCACAGTCCGCGACCCTGCTGGGCGTGGAGTTCGTCGAAGACGATGAGGTCGGGGTGGTAGCCCTCGGCTCGGTGGTCCTCCGAGGAGAGCACCAAGTAGCGCCCGCCGTGGTCGCCCAGGCGGCGCATCCGGCGGGTCGAGTCGGTGATGTCGATGGCGTCGCTCATGGCGCGGTCGGCGCGCACCATGCTCGCCGCGTCGGCGAAGACGATGTTGGCCTGCTCGCGGTCACTGGCGACCCCGATCACCAGGACACCTCTGCGCCCGAATAGCCGCTTGACGGCGGCGGCGGCGACCATCGTCGTTTTTCCATTGCCGCGTGGGACGAATAGACGCGCCCTGCGGTAACGGCCCCAGTCCTCGTGCCCCGCGACGCGCCAGCCATAGAGCGCCGAAAAGAACTCAGTCTGCCAATCACTCCAGGCGATGAGTTCTCCAACGATGGGCTTGCCGATAGCGTCTGTCCCGCCCTTGACGTGGCGGAGGTGGGCCTGCATCCAGGTGAGCACCGAGTGAGCGATGTCGGGCCGCCACACGTAATCGACGTCGCGGACGGCATCGTGCTCACGGGCGCCCGCATGCTTAGGGAGCCAGACGGAGGTCTTCACTTGAATGCTATCGCCCCGTCAGGCCATAGATCATCGATCCACTCGCACACGACGCCGGACGACGTGAACCGTACCCACTCGTGTACACTCCAACCCGTCGCCCGGAGTTGTGCGCCAGTGGTCCTTGACGACATAACCGATGCGGGCGACTGGCCATGGTTGGGGCGAGTGCCAGCCAACAATTCCTCGGGGCCCAGCAGCCCAACGGGGACGGCCCGGTCGGGCGGGGGGACCGGCAGCGACCGGGCATTGTTACTAGGACGGTCTCTGGTCATTCATGGTGCCAGATCGAGGTCTTCATCTTCGCTCTTGGGCTGTAGGCTGATACGGGCTCGGAACACGGGGCTGAACCCGAACGCAGCCTCGGCCTTCTTCATGCGCACATCGGCATCATTTAGCGCCTTCAACTCGGGATTGCTCTTGCGCTCGGTGTGCTCCTGCCCGGAGGAGTCCACCCACACCTTGAGCTGGGCTAGGCCGTTCTCCTTCAGCGCAGCGATGGCGTCACGCCAGATGGCGTAATCGATGGCATAGCCCTCGAGCATCCGCCAGTCCGCGCGCGTGAGCCAGCCGGGGACGGCGGACATCTCCTCAACGGTGCGGCGCCAGCAAACTTGCGCGAGCGGCGGGAGATAGTCGGGCATCTCAGGCGTACCGACTCGCGGCTGCGGCTCGCCCTTCGGGAGCGGGCGGTGGCCGCGCCTCCCTTCCGCGATCCGCAGAGCGGTCGGCTTGGGCAGTCTTCCGAGCGGCACGAGCGTCATCTCAGCCGATCCAGTCCGAGACGAGCGTGCTCAGTCCGGAAAGCGTCCATTTCGGGAA